AGAATCCGGCCATCAGGGCGCATTTCTAGATGCATGTTGAGAAACTCCGATAAATCAAAGGGATGCGCCGGGGACTATTTGGCGATAATCCCCGGCGTTTAGAGTCTAAACTAGTCTGTAAGTCCCCAAGCCTTTACCAGTTCTTCCCGCGCTTCCGGAGTCATATCCTTGATATGCTTGGTGAGAAGCTTAATCAGCGGGTCATTCGCCTTTTTAGGCGTCAATTCGGAAAAAGTTTCAATCTCGGCAAACTTCACGCCTCGGTCATACGCCTTGCGGCATGTTGAAAACCGCTGTTTCACGCTGACCGGCATATCAATGCCATCGGGGTTTGAGAAAGACAGTCCGTCGCCCAAGTCAACCTTGCCGCACTTCCATCCATACTTGCGGACCGCTTCAACCGTGATATCGTACGGCGTTTTTCCTTCGGCTTCGGCTTGTTTCATGAATGCCAGTGTCACAGCTGCCGCGCTTTCGCGCTGGTATCCGGCTAGTTCCCGCGCATTGCTATCGTCGACATTCGCGGCAATTACTTCGTCGAGTGTGTAAGTCGTGTTGGTCATGTGATCCTCTATTTAGCGTCTAAAAACCCGGCGGGATTGCCGCGCTTTCTGATTATTAATATATGTTCATTAAATGCGGATTAGTAACGCATTGTCTGCATGGCTGGTATGCGGTTAATGCATGGCCGCGCCTAGCACATATGGCCGAGAATGTACAGGGGCGAAGCTGCGACATAGTGTCGCACCATGCCCTGCCATAAATCATCCGTCGTGTCCATGCGACATAGTGTCGCACCCTATTAGTTGCGAACAATTCTCAATGCGATTGCACATTGGAATCATTCTAAAAGCGTTCACGTTTTGTTCTTCCAGCCTATTTGAGAACCGTTCTCATTGCACATTGGAATCATTCTAATCTGGCACGGCGCGGGATCGCGGCATGGGGGGAGGAAAAATCGGGCCGGTCGCATACATACATAAAAGGCCCCTCCCTAAAATTTTTCAGAAAAACCATATTTGATATACATAAGTTTTTTGTAATACAGCACAGCAATTATCTTGCAGCCCCAGCTTTTGTCGGCTATTCTCAATCCATGGCAAACAACATCGGCGGTAAGGGCAGCAGCACCAGCCGCAACGACAACACCCCCGAAACTCTGGCAGAGGAACGACGCCTTCTGGAAACTCGTGATGAGTTCGCGGCACTAGAACTGGCCGAGCAGCTGAGCCGTCCCCTGCCCAAGTTTATGTCGCGGCCCGAGGCGTTCAACGACCCGAAAGACAAACTCCGTCGTGCCCAACTATCGGCCCTCCCCTTCCGTTTGTCGCCCATGCAGTATAAATTTGCGTATGAGTTTATAGAGACAGGCGATGCCTACAACGCATATCTGGCAGCAGGTTACTCAGTAGGCAACAAAAAGCCGTATCAGATTCGTGGCAAAGCCAAGGAACTGCTGGACACACCAAAGATTGCTGCCTTTGTCGAATACATCAGGGAAAAAGCAATGGAAAAGCTAGTCATCAACATCGACGACATCGTGGAAAAGTTTCTCACGACGTACAATCAGGCAATGGCCTCCGAAGATTTCACCAACGCCAACCGTGCACTGGAGAATCTGGGTAAACACCTCGGCATGTTCGTCGAGAAGGCCATGATCGAACAGAAGATCACCATGTCTGCCGATCAACTCGACGCCGAAATTGCCAAGTATCAGGGTATTATTGATGCAGCTATCCAGCAGCCAGTCAAGCACTGAGGCGGAGCGTCCCGAGGTCCTCCTCGCACTGATGAAGGCCCGTGCTGCACAGGCGGCACACGACGATTTCGCCTCCTACGTCAAGATGATGGCCCCGCTGATCGTCCCGGACTTCAAATGGGGGCGACATATCGACATTATTTGTCGTGAATTGCAGCGTTGTGTCGATCAGGGCGGGCAGCGAATCATGGTTTTCCTCCCACCACGCTCCAGCAAGTCCCTGATCTCCTCCAGACTCTTCCCATCGTGGTACATGGGACGCAATCCTGCCCACGAAATCCTTACTATCAGCCATAATGAGCAGCTGTCGTCGGATTTTGGCCGGTCTGTCCGCGATCTGGTAGCAACTGAGGAGTTCGAGGAGGTATTCGACGGGGTAAAGCTACGGAAAGACGCCAAGGCAGCCGGTAAATGGAAGACAAACAAGGGCGGATCGTACTTCTCAGCCGGTGTCCACTCCCAGATTGCCGGTCGCGGTGCCCACGTTGCCATCATCGACGATGCCATGTCCGAGGAAGACGCCTTCAGCGACTCCGGACGTGAATATATCAAGAACTGGTACCCGTCAGGCCTTCGAACCCGACTCATGCCCGGTGGTTCCATCGTTATCATCAACACCCGTTACCACGACGACGATCTCTGTGGGTGGCTCCTCCGAAATCAGGGCAATGAAGGGGGCGGCGAAGGCGCGGTGGAAACTCAACCATGGAAGGTCATCAAGATACCTGCATGGGTAGACGAGGAAGCATCTGACCTTCTCGGACTGCCGGTGGGGTCGTCCTACTTTCCGGAGTGGAAGACAGATGAACTGCTCCGACAGGACGAGGCCGAGATCAGGTCGAACAACGGTGCAAAGTACTGGCAGTCGCTCTACATGCAGAACCCGACGCCCGACGACGGCGGTATCATCAAGATGGGCTACCTCCAGCCGTGGAAAGACAGCGATCCACCCTCCTGTGAGTTTGTCGTCCAGACACTCGACACGGCTTTCAGCACCAGACAGACTGCCGACGAATCGGTAATCCAGACATGGGGCATATTCCATCAGAAACAGTCAGACAGTGCCGGGACCGAACACATCGTTGCCAATCTAATACTGCTCGGGAACGAACACGGGCGATGGGAGTATCCAGAACTACGTGCCCTTGCACAGGAGGAGTACGACCGCCACAGACCGGACCTGATGATTGTCGAGAAGAAGGCATCGGGTCAATCGCTGATTCAAGACCTGCGTCGTGCCGGTCTGCCAATCATGGAGTACAACCCTGACCGCGACAAAGTCAGTCGTGTCAATGCAATAACCCCGCTGATGGAGGCTGGCCGAGTCTGGATACCGTCGGATCGACAGTGGGCAGATGACCTACTCAATCAGGCACTACGCTTCCCCGGCGGTAAGCACGACGACATGGTAGACGCCATGGCAATGGCAGTCCTCTACGTCAAGGACTCATGGCGAGTCGAACACCCCGACGATCCGGAGTGGGAAGACGACCAGCCTCGAAAGAAACGCGGCGGTTATTGGGTACTGCCCTGACCACCCGTATAATTCCCAAGGCAATCCCTATAACCACGAACCGAAGGCAATCTAATGTCACTCGTTGAAAATTATGGCCCGATGCTTCCTCCGGGTATTGAACTGGAAGACGGTCTCCCCGAAGTTGAAATGGAAGTCGAAGGTGGGGACCTTTCAGGTCTGTCGCCCGACGACATGGCGTTCATGGTGTCTATGCAGGACGAAGTCGTGGCAGAAATAGAAATCCCGCACTTTGCCAACCTTGCCGAGTATCTTGGCGACGACGAGTTGTCGGACATTGCAGAACGTGTCATCGAAGGATTCGAGGCAGACAAGGACAGCCGCTCCGAATGGGACGAGACACTGACCCGTGGCCTCGACCTGCTCGGCCTGAAGTTTGAGGAGACCGGGACGGCATTCGACGGATCGTGTGCAGCAACACACCCGCTGATCATCGAGTCGGCAGTCAAGTTCCAGTCGAAGGCGTCTCAGGAGATTCTCCCCGCCAACGGTCCTGTCCGCACACAGATCATCGGTGATCCTGACTCCCGTATTGTCCAGCAGTCCAACCGTGTCCGCCGGTTCATGAACTACGAACTGACCGAGATGATGCCCGAGTACTTTGACGAGATGGAGCGGATGCTGTTCCATCTCCCTATTGTCGGCTCTGCAATCGTCAAGATGTACTACGACGGCGGTCTGGAACGACCGACTGCCGAGCATATCCCGATTGATCAGTTCTATGTAAACTACTCGGCAACTGACCTGCGTCGTGCAGACCGCTACACCCACATCATCTACAAGTCGCCGGTCGATATTCGCCGTGACATCGCAGCAGGAATGTACCGTGATGTCGAAGACCTGTCGGACAATCCGGACAGTAACAGATCAGACAATGAGATTTCGTCCAAGATTGACGAGATCATGGGACTCACCGGTAACAACTCCGAAGACCCGGAGTACACCCTTCTCGAACAGCATGTCTATCTCGAACTCGAAGACGACGACATGCCGTATCCCTACATCGTGACAGTCGAGGAATCCTCGCGTCAGGTCCTGTCCCTCCGTCGCAACTATCGTGAAGATGATCCCCGCGCCGAGAAGATGATCCACTTCACTCACTACCGGTTTGTCCCCGGCTTCGGGTTCTACGGTCTCGGCCTGATCCACCTGATCGGTAACCTGACCATGACGGCAACGTCGGCCATGAGGGCGCTGGTCGATGCCGGTCAGTTCGCCAACCTTCCCGGCGGCTTCAAGGCGAAGGGTGTCCGGGTTGTCGGTGATAACGACCCGATCAGCCCCGGTGAGTTCAAGGAAGTAGAGGCACTCGGCATGGACCTGAACAAGGCCATCGTCAACCTGCCCTACAAGGAACCATCCAACACACTCTTCCAGCTGCTCGGCTTTGTCTCCGGGGCGGCGGAAAAGTTTGCCGATCAGACCGATCAGGTTGTCAACGACTCGTCCGGGTACGGACCTGTCGGGACAACCATGGCCCTGATCGAGGCCTCGGCCAAGTTCTTCTCGGCAGTCCACAAGCGTCTCCACCATGCCCAGCGTCAGCAGTTCAAGATTCTGGCCCAGATCAATGAGACGTTTGTCCCTGTCAAAGGCTACCCGTACGCCACACCGGAGGGTGACATGAACATCTTCCAGCAGGATTTTGATGGTCGTGTGGACGTTCTCCCCGTCTCGGACCCGAACATCCCGAGTCGTGCCCACCGACTGTCCTTGGCAAGTCTGGCCCTTCAGCTGGCAGCACAGACGCCTCCGGGGACATTCAACAACACCGAACTTATCCGACAGGTCCTTGAGGCAGCAGACTTCCCGAACATTGATCAGGTCATTCCGAAGAAGCAGGATGCCCAACCGGCAGACCCGGTGACCGACATCATGAATGCCACGAAGGGAATGCCCATCGCTGCCTTCCCCGGACAGGATCATGAGGCACACATTCAGGTCAAGACAAACTTCCTGTCCGACCCGACTGCGGGTGCGTCTGAGGCTTTCAAACAGTTTGCCCCGATCATTCAGGCCAACATCCGCGAACACATGATGCTCCGGTACAAGACACAGATCGAGGGCGTCGTTGCCCAGACGGTTCCGCCCGAGCAGTATCAGATGGCAGTACAGCAGGGAATGCAGGACCAGATCATTGCAGAGGCTGCTGCCCGCGTTGCCACGGCGAATCAGCAGATTGTCACGGCGGGTAGTCCCGAGGAACGACTGGTCCAGATTGATCAGGAACGTCTCCGTCTTGATCAGGAGAAACTTCAGCTGGACGCCATCAAGGACGCTGCCAAGATTGCAACGACAAATCGTCAGCTAGACCTTCGCGAAGACCAGCAACGCATGTCTGCACTGAAGGACGGTATCAAGCTGATGTCGGATAAGGAGGAGGCAGAACTTGACCGTGAAGAAAATCGTCGTGAGATGCTTATTGATCTTCTTGCTGATGTTGCCAAGTCAGAGGCCGCTGGTGGCTGATATGTCTAACGTAGACTACAAGTTTATTGAAATTGCCGAAGGATTTAAACCCACCGGCCACTGGCCCGGAGGAAATTCAGGCGTAACTATTGGAATGGGAGTTGACCTAAAAAGTAAAAATAGAAAATACTTTGAGGGACTGCCTGAAAACTTAATAGATAAGTTAGAACCTTACTTTGGGAAATCTGGACAGGCAGCAAAAGACATTGCAGATAATCTGGTTCTTACAGAGCCAGAAGCACGACAGGTAACTGAGTATACCAAAGAAAAAGAACTTCAACCACTAAAGAAAAAATTTGAAGAAGCCTCTGGTATTCCTTTTGACAGCTTACCGGCAAGTCTTGCAACGCCTATTGCCTCAGTTGCGTTTCAGTATGGTATTTCAAAGCCCACAGAAAAATATAAAAATTTCTGGACTGCCGCAACAAATCTTAATATTGAAGACATGGAAGCAGAACTTCGAGATTTTAAGGACAAAACTCCGTCAATCAACGTCCGTCATGAAGCGTTTGCTGATTATCTTGCAGGTGAGCAAAAATCTGAAAACGTACGTCGTTTGCGTCCTGATTTTATTCCCGGAATGGAACGAACACAGGTAGGCATGGTCCCGATGTCGGCACCAGAAGGTGCGTATGCCGAACCAAAACCCCGTCCGCAGTTAGCATCCGATATAGTTGAAGCCGCAGCAGCACCTGCCGAATCAGGCGGCATCAGCGATCTTGTCTCTCAAGTAGGTAGCAGTCTCGGTTTTGATAGCAACTCTCCGCGTAGTACACTCTCAGAGCAGGAAGAGGCTCGGTTTGATCTTCTACTTCAAAACTTGACAGGAAAGTAATCATGGCAATCCAAGACGATATTATGGCAATGCTGTCTCAGGTCAGCGATGCAGGTGACCGGGCGACAAGTCGTGAAGCCCTTGGTCGTAAACTCTACGCAGAGGCGGGTGACAGGTTGTCGGGTGATGCCCTGTACAACGCACTCCGTGACGTAGAATCTGCCCGTGGATCGATGGGCGAAATAGAAGACTACAGCCGCGTTGCCGATATTCTTGAAAAGTACATGGACGATGCCGGGGACGGTGTCCCTGCTCCTGTTCCTGACGATATGATTGTTGACGACACCCGTGCAGCCATGGAAGTAATGCCGTCCCCCGACACTGCGCCACGCACACCTGTCGGAATTGAAGAACTTCCAGCAGCCGCGCCTCGTCAGGCTTATGCTCGTGAATCTCTGCCTGAAGTTGCCCGTCCTGATTTTGATCCAGAAACCGCTGAACGCCTTATTCTTGAACGGGACGAAGGTCTTGCCGGATTAATGGCCGGTCAGATGGCACCGCTTCGTGCATCCGATATTGAACCTATGGCTCAATACAGGCCCGGACAAGCCAATGCTATGAGGGTTATGCGCGACATGTCTCAAAGTCCTTCTACTCGTCGGCCCGAAGGAATGACGGAAGCACAGAACGAAGCCTTCACACGCATGATGAAGTCGCAGTTAGCCAACGAAGTATTTCCACGGACCGGAATGACTCCTGAAGATACTTATGATCTTTTCATGAGCGGCGATGGAGAAGCAGAACGCAGGATGGTTGATCGTATGAGCGGACCAAGCGGACGCGAATACACAGAACGCCGTGGACGATTAGTCGAAGGCGACAGAGAAAATCAGGCTCTTGCCCTTGGTTCTGCATTTATCCCTATGACTGCTATTCCAAAACTTGCAGCACAAGCCGGTATTAGTGCTGGTGTAGTTAATAGGCTTATAAACTCAGGACCAGCCGGAATCAAAAGACTAACGTCTATGATTAGGTCTAAACTTGCCCCCATTCCTAATAAGACTCCGGGGGCACGTATGAGGCAACGAGTTGATGTAAGTCGGCAGCCAAATCCGAACAACGGCTTTAACGACGCAATGAACGAGACCACTCGTAGGTTTACCGCGACCGGCGGAGCGGCTAGTGGCGGCCAAGTCAACAACATCCGCGACAAGATCATGAATACTTATGGGAGAATGTAATGGCTAAAAAAACAAAGTATGGCAAGGCATGTCGTCCAACAGGGCAGGGCTTCGGGGCTGCTCGTAAACCCAAAGGAAAATAGTAATGGCAAAAGGCAAAGGTAAATCTTACGGCGACACCGCCAAGATTCCGCAGAACGACTTCAGTGTCCGTGCGGAACGTGAAGTTCTTCGGAACTCTGACAAGTCTACTTACCAGATTAAGAAAGGTAAGTAATTAAGTATTCCGTCTTCCCCACGTAACGGAGAACCTATGTATTTCGAAGACATCAAGAAACAAATAGAAGACCAGATTACGGAGTACGAAAAACTCCTTGGGTCCAATGGCGCAGAGGACTATTCTGCCTATCGTCAATACGTCGGCACCATCTCAGGATTGAAATGGTGTCAGGATTTGGTCGCACAAATCCAGAAACGTACAGCGGAAGGAGAAGACGACTAATGGTCATGGAACCAAAGATGGCAGGTGCTATCAGTAATGCCGATTGGGCGCAGGACGAAGACATTGTGGACCCGTCCCCGCTCCCCACAATCCCCGGATACCGACTCCTCATCAGGCCTCTGAAAGTTCAGGGCAAGACGAAGGGCTCTATCATACTCCCCGACGCGTTCAAGGACGACATCAACTACCTGACCACCGTTGGCCGTGTACTGGCTGTCGGTGATCTTGCCTACCGGGACGACGAGAAGTTCCCGCTCGGCCCGTGGTGTCAGGTAGGAGACATTGTCTGCTACGGGAAGATGAACGGGAACAAACTTCGATATAAGGGCGTAAACCTTATCATGCTTTACGATGACCAGATCATCATGAAGATTGAAGACCCCTCGGATGTTGATCCGATGTTTAACATCGCCTCATAGGCGTAAACTATGGAGGAATCGGCTATGTCCGATGATGATTGGAATGAAGTTGATGTCGAAGCCGTACGAGATGGCGACGACAAAGTAGAGTACGAAGTTGAGGAGGAAGCCACCGAAGAGAAAGCTGAACCTGTACAGGCTGTTGATGAGTCTGAAGATACAGATGAGACTGTCATC